GGGGTAATGGCGCTGCCAGCGTTGTTGTTAACGTTTTTGGCTCTATGGTTGGCGGTGGTGGGGGCGGAGGCGCTGCTGGCCCTAACGGGGCGGGGGGCAATGGAGGAACCAGTTTTGCCAGTACCAGCCAATCCTTAAATTCTGGCGGGGGCGGGGGCGGTAACGGAGGAGGCACAAACGGGTCTGCGGGCACATCAGGTGTTGGCGGTACTGGGGGTAATAACTCTCTCGGCCAAGGGGGAGGCACATCTAACGTAGCGGGATCGTTTGGTGGTGGCGGCGGAGGTCGCGTAGGAGGAGCACTTTCAGGTTCCCTTGGCGGGCAGGGCCGGGATATTCTAAATACCATTGGTGGCGCAGGCGGTAGCGGAGGGGCTTCGGCTGGCTTATCTGTGGCTACAGCTGGCGCAGGGCAAGCAGCAAACTATGGTGCAGGCGGTAGCGGCGCTTCTGTAAACTCTGGAACAGGCACCCAAGTCGGCGGCGTGGGCGGACAAGGCTTGATCGTTATTGTTCTTGCCATGTCTACTACTTACAGTAGCACAATTAGTGAAACCGCTACCGGAACTGACCTTCTTTCGACGCTAGGTGTATTCAATGGCGCAGCCGTAGAAACAGCAACTGGTACGGATACGGTAAATGCCTCGGCTACCTTTCTAACTGCCGTAGCTGAAACCTCGACTGGTACGGACGCCGTGGATGTGCTGGGTACTTTTAATCCTGCCGTCGCTGAAACCTCGACCGGTACGGATGCCGTGTCTGTTGCTGGAACGTTCCTACCCGCTATTGATGAGAATTCAACAGCTTCTGACGCAGTTTCCTCCAGTGCCACGTTTGCTACCTCGATTGCCGATACTGCAACTGGCACGGATGAAACTTCTGCCGTTGGTACGTTCAAGCCTACCGTTGCAGAAACATCAACTATAACTGATGAACCTTTAGCCATAGCCACATTCCAACCCGCTATTGCTGAAACAACAACCATAACTGATGCGCCGTCAGCTACAGCCACATTCCAAATTGCCGTTTCTGAGGCGGCAACCATAACCGACGCGCCGTCAGCGCTGGCATTATTCAACTCCGTTATTGATGAGGCGGCAACGGGCGCAGATCTGATAGAAGCCATAAATTTTATTTTGGTATCTATTACTGAGCTGGTCACCATCTCAGACCTTGCATCGGGGGGGCTTGTTTTTTCTGCCCATGTAGATGAAACGGGACAGATATCAGACATTGATAGCTCCCTATACCAGGGTACGGCTTTCATTTTTGAATACGCCACCGCCAGTGATTCGTCGATTGGTTATCTCCCGTGGGTGATTATTGACGACGAACAAACTCCGAACTGGGGCGACATTAACAACCTGCAATCCGCTGGCTGGTCATCTGTTGGGAGCGTTCAATCTCCTGGCTGGAATGCTATATCTGGCACCCAAAACCCGGGGTGGAATGATGTAGATGACAATCAGACCCCGGGGTGGCAAAATATTAATACTTCGTAAAGGGCTTCGACATGACGACAGCAGCAACCTCTCTACTTGGCCTAGCGCTACCGGTTACTGGTGAACTTACCGGCACTTGGGGCGATACGGTCAACAACCAGATTACATCCCTTCTGGATACTGCAATTGCTGGTACAACCACGATCAGTTCAGATGCTGACGTAACTCTTACAACCACAACTCTGGCGTCAAACGAGGCTCGACAGGCTATTTTGCGGTTTACAGGTGCCAGGACAGCTGTCAGAACCGTCACCGCCCCAGCGCAGTCAAAGGTTTACACGGTAATTAATGCGACGACAGGCGGCTATTCCGTCCAGGTTGTTGGCGTTGGCCCGACAACCGGAGTAACTATTCAGGCCGGGGAGTATGTGACGATTGCTTGGAATGGATCTGACTTTGTTAAGGTCTCAAACCAGGGTGGTGCTGGCGTATTCACATCCGTAACCGATTCCGGTCTGACTAGCGGCAGGGTTACCTATGCTTCCGCTGGTGGTCTGTTGGTGGATTCTGCGAACCTGACGTTTAACGGCACTACGTTGACGGCTAATACGTTGAACCTGACAAACCAGCTGACAACCGCCTATGGAGGCACGGGACTAACGTCCTTTACGGCTGGCGATTTGCCGTACTACTCTGCGGGCACTGCGTTAAGCAAGCTAGGTATTGGTGCCGCTAACTCTGTCTTGACCTCGTCAGGAACCGCCCCGCAGTGGTCTTCCAGTTTAAATCTAACGGCAGCAACAGTTGCAACACTAACGGTTAGCGGCCTTAGCAGCTTTACAGGGGCGGCATTTGAAGCGGGGACAATTAGTGCCACTGCGGCAACCGGAACCATTAACTATGATGTTATGACGCAAACTGTTTTGTATTACACAACCAATGCGTCTGCAAACTTTACTATTAACTTGCGTGGTAACGGTTCCAATTCCCTAAACAGCATCATGTCAACAAATCAAGTGATGACTGTTGTTTTTCTTAGCCAAAATGGATCAACCGCATATTACAACAGTGCAGTGCAAGTTGATGGAAGCTCGGTAACGCCTAAATGGCAGGGTGGTTCCGCCCCAACAGCCGGTAATGCAAGCTCACTTGATGTTTATGTGTACTCTGTCATCAAAACTGCCTCCGCAACTTTTACCGTGCTGGCTTCTCAAACGAAGTTTGCATAAGGAGTACTTATGCCAAGACTTGGATCTAGAGGACGGACTTCAGCATTTGCCTTTGGTTTTGGCAGTGGTTATCCCCCTCTTTATGTGGATTATGTTGTGATTGCTGGCGGAGGTGGCGGCGGGAGAAGTGCTGCTGGAGGTGGTGGTGCTGGTGCTCTTAGGTATTCCAGTGCCAATTTGCTTGTGGCCGGTTCTTATACGGTTACTGTTGGTGGCGGGGGATCTGGCGGAACAAATCCAGCCGTTATTGGTAGTAATGGCTCAAACTCATCATTTAATTCTCTTACGTCCACCGGAGGTGGTTATGGCGGAGGTAATTTCACTGCGGGTTCTTCTGGAGGGTCTGGGGGAGGCGGAGCTTTTACCACATCAGGTGCAGCAGGAACTACAGGCGGAAATAATGGTGGAAATGGCTATACCCAATCTGGCAAGTATGGCTACTATTACCAATCTGGTGGTGGCGGCGGAGGAGCTGGCGGAGTAGGTGCGAATGCTGTTTTTCCAGGCAATGGTGGCAACGGAGGCGCTGGAACATCAGACACAATTACTGGAACATCAAGAGCAGGCGGCGGTGGAGGCTCGGGTATAAATGCACAAGGAACGGCCAGTTCAGGTGGTGGAGCGGCCCAAAAAACAACCAATGGTTCTAACGGGACTGCTAATTATGGTGGCGGTGGTGGTGCAGTCTATTTTGCTAGTAGCAGTGGTACTAATTTATCAGGTGGGTCTGGTGGATCCGGCGTTGTAATTATTCGCTATCTTATGTCATATGGAAGTAGTAGATGCAGCGGGGGCACCCAAACCAACGACGGCACATATTACATCCATACGTTTACATCATCTGGAACCTTTACGGTGAACTAACATGGCACATTTTGCACAGCTTGATGAAAATAATATAGTCACAAATGTTGTGGTTGTCTCAAATGATGACATCAATAATCTTCCGTTCCCGGAAAGCGAATCAGTTGGAATTGCGTTTTTAAATTCTATATTGCCTGGCAATATTTGGGCGCAGACTTCGTATAACTCCAACTTCCGTGTTAGATATGCTGGGGTTGGGTATATATATGTGGCTACAACCGCAGCCGATCCTAATGGAGGTTTTGCGCCGCCCAAACCGTATTCGTCATGGGTTTGGGATGACAGCATTTGTTCTTGGGTTGCCCCTGTTCCATATCCTGATGACGGAAAGGATTATTTCTGGGACGATGTTGCGCAAAGATGGGCGACCAATATGCTTCCCTCTAACCCTGTAACCACGATTGGATAAAAATGAATACGCCAGACACACCGGAAGTCCATATTACCTGCGTTGCCAATGTTTTCTCTCGGCAAATGCATTTCAAAAAAGCCGGAGATATGGAGCAGGGACACAGCCATTGTTTTGACCATGTGACGCTTTTGGCAAAAGGACGCCTTCAGCTAACAGCACTTGGAACCACAACAGAATTTGTTGCGCCGCACCAAATTTTTATCAAGGCAGATGTTATCCATGAATTGGTTGCTTTGGAAGACGATACGGTGGCGTTCTGCATCCATGCGATCAGGGATATGAACGATGCTCAGACCATCATTGATCCTTCAATGCTGCCAGCATATCAAACCATGGAAACATTCGATCCTGGTAATTATTACCCGATCATTCACCCACTTCAAAGAATTGACGAGTTAATAAAACAGAATCAAATCCTTGAGGCTAAACTAATCAAATTGCAGGCCGAAAACGTTTAAACATTGGACTAAGCGCAATGGATCTATTTGACATGCTTGCAAAGGGGTGGCCGATGTTGCTGGCTTTAATAGGTCTCATCATTGTGCTGGCAAAACTTGATCTGCGTGTTGCTGTTCTTGAGGAAAAGATTAAGACGTTATTTGATCTTTTAAACAAAATTGGAGACAGAAAGTGATGTTTGGTATTGATGACGCTTCCAAATCAATTGGGCTTGTAACCGCATCTTTGGCAATGGTTGGCGGCGGTTGGACGCTTGCCGACAGGATCGGCATCTTTAAAAAAGAAATTCTGGAATGGTCGCCAGAGTATTTCAATATTAGCGATGGCTCTGCAAGTGACGAGTTCAAGGTTGTTGTTGCCCGCAAAAAGAACCGCGATGATTGTGAAGTCACCAACTTCAAGCTAGAAGTGCGAGACTCCGATTTTGTTGTGCATCCAGCAAAACCAAGTATTGCAACATTTTCTGGGCCTGCCTCACCTGACGTAGATAAGTTTGGGTATAAGTTTAAACTGGATACAGAGCAAAAGGTTGCGACGGGTCGGGCAACTCTGCTGGCTCATATTAAATATAAGTGCCCAGAGGGAGAAGTCATTGTTAACTACCCCAACCATAAAAATCTCAACTTCAACATCAAAGGGTAAACACTAATGCTGACACTATTCTCTACCTTAATATCCTTCCTGATGGGCGGCTTGCCCAAGATTCTGGACTTTTTCCAAGACCGGTCAGACAAGAAGCATGAGCTAGAACTGGCCCAGATGCAGATTGCTCGGGAGCTGGAGATGCGCAAACTGGGGTTTGAAGCCCAGGAGCGGGTTGAAAACATCCATGCCCAGCAGTTGGAGATCGAAACCAAGTCCAATGAGAAAGTGTCCCTGATCGCCGCCCAGCAGGCTGAGGTGCAGGCCATCTACGCCCACGATACTGCTTTAAACGAGGGAACCAGCCAGTGGATGAAAAACTTCAGGGCCAGTGTCCGCCCCGCCATTACATATGGCTTTTTCCTCCTGCTGGTGGGTATTGACTGCGCCCTGGTCTACCACGGCCTAAGCACCGGTGTTGGGTTCCAAGATATGGCCGATCAGCTATGGGATGACGAGACCCAGGCGTTGTTTGCCAGCATCATTGCGTTCCACTTTGGCGGTCGGGCGTTTGGCAAATGAATGTAAGCCCCAAAGCCGTGGCTATGATCAAACACCATGAAGGTGTAAGACAAAAGCCTTACAAATGCCCAGCCAAACTTTGGACGGTTGGCGTTGGTCATGTGCTTTACCCGGAGCAGGGTAAGTTGCCGATTGACCAGAGGGATGGCTTTGCCCTCAAGATCGAGGACTTCAGAACCTTTGAAATGGACGAGATCGATGGAATACTTCGCGCAGATCTGGCTCGTTTTGAGCGAGGGGTTCACACCTACATCACTGCCCCTCTTACACAAGGCATGTTTGACGCTCTTGTGTCTTTCAGTTTTAACGTCGGTCTGGGAACACTCCAGCGTTCGACGCTTCGTCAGAAGCTCAATCGGGGCGACAAAGAGGGCGCAGGACAGGAACTATTGAAGTACTGCATGGCTGGTGGCAAAATACTAAAAGGGTTACAAAACCGTCGGCGCGACGAGCATGCCCTGTTCATGTCGTAGGAAACAAAATGCCGCTGAAAAAAATCCTATTCCGTCCAGGTGTAAACAGAGAGAACACCCGTTATGCTTCCGAATCCATCGGTTCTGTAAACGCAGCAACTGAGGTTGTGGGCGGCTGGTATGAGTCGGAGAAGGTTCGTTTCCGCGCAGGAACACCGGAGAAGATTGGTGGCTGGGTGCGTGCATCCACCACCACGTTCCTGGGCATTTGCCGTTCTTTGTGGAACTGGGTTACCCTTGCGGCGCTAAATATGGTCGGGGTTGGAACGAATGTTAAGTTCTACATATTCACATCGAGTGTGTACTATGACATTACTCCCATCGTCACAACCAACACATTAACAAACCCGTTTACAACCAACACCGGAACCAATACAGGCACGACCACAACGGTGACTGTGACTGACCCTGCCGGTGGAACGGTTGGCAACTATGTTATTTTTAATCCATCTGTAACGGTTGGTGGAGTAACCATTTATGGCGAGTATGAGATTAAGACTGCGCCCACTGCAACAACGTACACCATAACCGTTACCGGTACGGCTTCCTCATCCACCACTGGCGGCGGAACTGTTTATGCCTTGTATGAACTCCCAACTGGCGCATCTTCTTCTGTGCCTTTAAACGGCTGGGGGGCTGGGCCGTGGGGATCTGGAACTTGGGGCAATGGAACGTCTTCCACTAAAACTATGCGGATGTGGAGTCAGTCCAACTTTGGTCAGGATTTGATCTTCGCCATTAGTGGCGGGGCTATGTATTACTGGAACGCCAATCTAAGCATAACCCCACAGACTGTAACTGTAACGATTGCAAGTCCCGGAGTATTTACAGCCGCCGTCTCTATATCAAATGGGAGCATCATCATGCTCAACACCACGGGAGCATTGCCTACGGGCGTTACTCCAGGTGTAAACTATTACGCTGTAAACGTATCTGGCTCCACGTTTAACCTGGCAACGACGGCGGGTGGTTCGCCAATCACTACAACCGGGTCACAGTCTGGAACTCACTATATCTCTACCAGGGGATATCCAGTTACAAGTATGGCTGGAGCAACTGGAGTTCCAACAGTCCAAAGTTTCATTTTTATCTCAGATATTAATAGGTTTGTTTTTGCTTTCGGGTCAAATGACTACGGATCAACTGTTCAGGATCCCATGTTAATTCGATGGGCAGATCAGGAATCTGTAACTGATTGGACGCCTTCTGCAACCAATCAGGCTGGCAGTATTCGTCTTTCAGATGGCTCCGAAATCATTACAGCAATTCAGACTCGACAAGAAATCGTTACCCTTACCGACTCTGCTGTTTATTCATTGCAATACCTGGGTGCCCCAGCTGTCTGGGGATCCCAACTTCTTGGTAACAACATTTCTATTATTGGCCCAAACGCAGTTTCTCAAGCCTCCGGTGTTGTGTACTGGATGGGTAAGGACAAGTTCTACAAATACGATGGACGGGTTCAGACCTTGCGTTGCGATCTGCGCCAATACATTTACAGCAACATCAACCTCCAAGAGGGTATTCAGGTGTGTAGCGGAACCAATGAGGGCTTCAATGAAGTCTGGTGGTTCTATTGCTCTCAAAACTCCACGGCGATAGATAAGTACGTTATCTATAACTACTTTGAAGACATCTGGTACTACGGGACGATGGCTCGGACAGCGTGGCTTGATTCTGGCGTTCTGGACTCCCCCCTTGCCGCCACCTATGAAAACAACCTTGTTTTCCATGAGCAGGGTAATGACGACAACATCAATGGGACACCCACTGCGTTTGATTCGTATATTGCGTCCTCGGAGTTTGACATTGAAGACGGCCATAACTTTGGTTTTGTATGGCGTATCCTTCCCGACTTGACCTTCCGGGGATCCACGGGGGATCTAACCCCGCAGGTAACCATGACGCTCATTCCTCTGGCAAACTCAGGATCTGGGTACAACGACCCACTTTCCGAGGGTGGAGTTAACTACGCCACCATCAGCCGTATTACAACCACGCCGGTAGAGGAGTTTACTGGGCAGGTCTATGTCCGGGTGCGCGGTCGCCAGATGGTGTTTAAAGTTCAGGGTAATCAAATTGGTTTGCAGTGGCAACTTGGAGCACCCCGTATCGACATCAAGCAAGATGGACGGAGGGGTAACTCGTGACATACATAGTTACCACTGAAGACTTACTGAGTCAGGTTGTTCCGCCCAACCTGCCGGTGCCGACAAAAGAATACAACTCATTCTATTTTGAGCAGTTCAATAACGTCCTTCGCCTGTACTTCAATCAGCTTAATAAGATCGTTTCGCAACTAGAAACGCAGACTGGGGCGATTGGGTCGATATTGCAGTTCCCAAACGGGGCGTTCTTTCAGGACGGTAATACAACCCTAACCACCGGGATTAGCAACGTATCTACCACCCCAATCGATGTAGGCGATACGTCAGGATTTGCCCTAACTTCCGGGGCCATCATCATTGGTTCCGAAATCATTAAGTACACCGGGAAGACGGCAACATCCTTCACCGGGATTACCCGGGGGGCGTATGGCTCTACCGCATCGTCGCATTCTTCTGGAGCGGATGTTACTGAGGCACAAAGCCTAGCATCCTCTTCAGTTGCCACGGCGTTAACCGTGCTGGAGACAACCACCAGCAACGGTGTGGCGCTTGACGCTACAGACAAAACCAAGATCGTCTTTGACACGGATGGTATCTATAACATCCAGTTCAGCGTTCAGATGCTGACCTATGACAACACAATCGACAACGTGACCCTGTGGTGGCGTTTAAACGGCTCTGACATTCCTTACAGTGCTGGTATTGCAACCGTTCCCGCCATTCATGGCGGCAATCCCGGGACGGCAATTATTTCCTGGAACTTGGTGCAAGAATGCAACGCCGGGGATTACATCCAGCTTTTGTTTGCTTCTAACACCGGTAACACGGTCTGCGCCACCTATCCTGCGGGTGTATCCCCCACGCATCCGGTGTCTCCGTCGGTAATTATCACTGCCACGTTTGTGTCGGCTCTATATTAAGGACGGAATATGAGCTTTTTTGATGACATTGCCAGCAAAATTACAGCGCCTGCACCCGCTTCAACTGCGTCTTCTTCCACGCCTGCACCCACAAATCCGCAGTCAAAGTTTGTTCAAAACGCAATTAAAAACGGAAGTTTTTGGAATTCTCATGTTGTTGACTACGGCTTAACATCAAACAAATCAAAGGAATCATATATAAATAATTCCTATGCGTACACGTTTAGTACGCAATATGGCCCTATGACATTCATACCCGAGAGTTTTGTAAATCAAGGTTTGAATGCAAGTAACGGGACAACATATTTAAGCCCATGGTTTACAAATAAAGACAATTTAAATAAATTTGCTCTTGATGCAACATATGTAGATTTATCTGACGCCGGAAAAATTTGGGACAACCAAACTTTGCCCAATGCCAGAGGATATGTTATCCCCGGCTATAACCCGCCAATAAGTCATAAAGATAT